GATATTGGTGGGAGTTTGGTGTTACTAGAAACTCAAACTTTATCTTCTGCAGCAGGAACTGTAGATTTTACTAGTAATATAGATTCTACTTATAAAGAGTATGTGTTTAAATTTTATGATGTTCACCCAGCTACAGATGATCAAGCATTTGCTTTTCAAGTAGATACAGGAACTAATACATCTTATAACCAAACAATTACATCTACATTTTTTAATGCACAGCATGATGAGTCTGATTCAAATACTTATTTAATGTATAGAACAACAGGAGATCAAGCACAAGGTTCAAGTTTTCAAAGATTAACAGAAGGATCTGGAAACGATAACGATCAATCTTGTACAGGAATTTTACATCTATTTAATCCTAGTGATACAACTTTTGTAAAACATTTTATTGCACAAACTCATAATGCTCATTCTGGAAATTATGCTATGAATAATTTTATAGCTGGTTATGTGAATACAACAACAGCATTAACAAGAGTAAGATTTAAATTTGAAAGTGGCAATATAGATGCAGGAACATTTAAAATGTATGGAGTATCATAATGGCCCTTACAAAATTTAATTATAATAGTTTTGATCTAACAACTGCAGCTAGTAAAGGTCTTGCATTTAATTCTAGTGCTAATGGTTTTGAGACTTCTAGTGCTGGTAGTATGACTTTAATTAAGACTTTGACTGCTAGTTCTAGTTCTACACTGTCATTTGTAGATGGAAGTTCTAGTGTAGTTTTAGATAATACATATCCTGTTTATGTTTTTAAGTTTATTAATATTCATGGAGCTACTAAACATGCACATTTTACATTTAACATGAGTACAGATAGTGGTTCAAATTATAATGTAACTAAAACTACAACATATTTTCATGCGGCAAATAATGAAGGAGATAGTGCAACAGAGGTTGCTTATCAAACACCAAGTGATTTAGCACAAAGTACAGATTTTCATAGATTAACAAACTTTTTAAATATTCAAAATGATGGTTCTTGCTCTGGTACTTTAACATTATTTAATCCATCATCTACTACATTTGTTAAACATTTTATATCAACATCTAATAGCATGAGTTATACAAGTGATCCTTATTCATTAAATCCTTTTACTGCTGGCTATGGAAATACCACTAGTACAGTTGATGCTATACAATTTAAAATGTCTAGTGGAAACATAGATGCTGGTACAATAAAACTCTATGGAATAAAAGATAGTTAATGGCACTCAATAAATTAAAATTTAATAGTTTAAATGTAACACCTACAGCAGGTAAAACAGTTGGATTTAATTCTGATGCTGATGGATTAGAGGCTACATTTAGTGGTGGTGCTATGACATTTATTAAAAAACTTACTGCTAGTTCTAGCTCTACTTTAAGTTTTGTTGATGGGTCTAGTTCAGTTGTCTTAGATAATACTTACAAGGAATACTTATTTATTTTTAAAGATATACATCCAGGAACTAATAGTGTTTTTTTTGAATTTAATTTAAGTATAGATTCAGGTTCTAATTATAATGTTACTAAAACTTCAACTGCTTTTAGAGCATATCATGCTGAAAATGATAGTGGATCTGCATTAAGTTATATAACCGACTATGATTTAGCACAATCAACAAGTGGACAAGTTTTGCAAAGTACAAATTTAGGTGCAGGAAATGATGAATGTTTTACAGGCTTCATACATTTGTTTAATCCATCTTCTACAACTTTTGTAAAACATTATATGGCTGAAACATCCATATCTGCTGATAATGATGGAGCTAATCATTTTTTTACTGCTGGATATGGAAACACTACATCTGCTGTTGATGCAATACAGTTCAAGATGAATTCTGGAAACATAGAGTCAGGAACAATAACATTATACGGAATTAATTAATATGATAGATAAACAAAAAGGAGAACACGAATGTACATAGGGAAGACCCCCACAGTAGGTAACTTCCAGGTCTGTGATGCGATATCAGTCGTAAACGGACAGGCAGCCTACACTTTACAAGTAGGGGGTGTAAACGTAGCCCCAGAATCAGCTAATCATATGCTGGTGTCACTCAATGGAATTTTACAAAAACCAGGATCATCCTTTACAATCTCAGGTAGTACGATGACCTTCGCCTCGAATCTGGCGACAGGGGATGTAATTGACTTCGTTCAAATATTAGGTAATGTGCTCGACATCGGCCAGCCGTCTGATGATACTGTAACCGCTGCTAAGTTAAACAACGATGTTATTTCAGGGCAAACAGCTTTAACTAGTGCCCCTGCAGACACAGATGAGTTACTGATATCAGATGCAGGTACGATTAAAAGAATAGACGTATCTCTAGTTGGTGGTAAAAATACTCCAGCTTTTTTAGCAAAAAAAAGTAGCAATCAAACAATAAGTGATAATACAGCTACTAAAGTAACTTTTGCTGGAGAAGAATATGATACTAATTCAGCTTACGCATCAGATAAATTTACAGTTCCATCTGGAGAAGCTGGTAAATATACTATTTATGGTAATTTACAATTACAAGCAAATGGTGGAAATGATCTTGAAACTGGAGAAGCATCTATTCGTATAAATGGAAGTGAAGCTCATGTTGTAGCTAACAAGTTTGGTAGTAATGAACCAGTTAAACAAGGAATAAGTTTTATGGCTACTATTGCTTTGTCTGTATCTGATTATGTAGAAATTTATGCAAAAATTAATTCGGAAGCTAATGCAGATTGTTTTGTAAGACAAGAAACTTCTGGTTTAGGTTCATACTTTGGAGCATACAAAATTATAACATAGGATAAATTATGGCATCACTTTTTACAAAAACAAAACTTTATATAGAAGCTAACTCAAAAACTTGGGATGATGCAAAGGTTTCATTGCAAGATGATATGGTTGACGGAGTTAGTTCTCCTTATATTAAAATTTGGAATTACGATGGATTAGCTAAACCAACTGCTGAACAAATAGCTAGTTATGAAACAGCTGGTAATGCTGCTGAAGCAAATGCTGCTATAGATGCGACTAGACGAACTCAATACTTATCGTGGCAACAGCAAATGGAAATGATCTACAAAGATCAAAAGAACGGCACTACAACATTTAAAGATCATTGTGATAAAGTAAGATCAGACAACCCTAAAGGATAATAAATGTCAATCAATGTATGCAATGACAGATCCATGGCATCCATTACCAGTCTCCCCTCAGGGGTCTCTGGTAGTAGCTTAGTATTAATCTCTGAGCAGACTGCTAGTAGTAGTGCTAATATATCTTTTACATCTGGGATAGACTCTACTTACAAAGAATACCAAGTGCATTTTATAGATGTGCATCCAGCAACAAATAATGTTGAATTTCAAGTAAATTTTAGAGATGGAAGTACAGCTTACGATGCAACTAAAACTACAACTTTTTTTGAAACTATACATAACGAAGATGATAATGATACATCGCTTACATATAGAACAGGAGAGGATTTAGCACAGGGAACTGGAATACAATATTTAGGCAGATCAACTGGAAATGGCAACGATCAAGGTATTGTTGGAATTTTAAATATTTTTGATCCTAGTAATACAACTTTTGTAAAACACTTTACAGCAGTTACACAATCTCTTGGACATACAAACAATTATTCAAGAAATCACTACATAGCAGGATATTGTAACACAACATCAGCTATTGATGGTATTCAATTTTCTTTTTCATCAGGTAACATAGATGCGGGTACATTTAAATTATATGGAGTTGTGTAATGTCGATTGTAACTTATAATAACAGAAGCATTGCAAATATCTCAGCTATACCTGGGACAGCCGAGTCATTAACTCATATTAAAACTTTAACAGCTAGTTCTAGTGCTACATTGTCATTCGTAGATGGAAGTTCAGATGTTGTTTTGGATTCTACATATCCTATATATGTTTTTAAAATTATTAATTGTCATCCTGCTAGTGATGAAGTAGATTTTTCATTTCAAGGATCAACAAATACTGGTTCTGGTTATGGTGTAACAATGACATCAACAGGATTTAGTGCCTATCATAATGAAGGTGGATCTGGACAAGGTGTAGGGTATGAAAATCAATTAGATCAGGCACAAGGAACAGGATTTCATCAATTAAGTTATGACACATCTAACGATAATGATCATGTTATAAATGGAGAACTTTTTTTATTTAATCCTTCATCTACGACATTTGTAAAACATTTTATAGCAAGAACTTCTAACAACCATTACAATAACTATGAACTAGATACAAGTGGTGCAGGATATTTTAATACAACTTCAGCGATTGACGCTATTCAGTTTAAATTTTCTAGTGGTAACATAGATGCTGGCACTATAAAACTCTACGGACTAAAGGATTCATAATGAGCATAGTCACACTTAATGATAGAGGAGTTAGATCGGTATCAGCCTTTGGGTCTTTGAATACTGGATCTATGGTGTTTATTAAAAAGTTGACTGCTAGTTCTAGTGGTACTTTAAGTTTTGTTAATGGTGCATCTAGTGTAGTATTAGATTCTACTTATAAAGAATATGTATTTACATTTAATAATATTCATCCAGCTACTGATGGTGCATTCTTTAGTGTAGGTTTTAGAGATGGTGGCACAGATTATGATGCTACTAAAACAACAACTTATTTCCAATCAAGACACGATGAGGGAGATTCAGATACACAACTTGCTTACAATACTGGTAATGATTTAGCACAAGGTACTGGTTTTCAATATCTATCTCAATCGTTAGCAAATGAAAATGATGCTTGTTTGGGTGGTTTTCTACATCTTTTTAATCCATCCTCTACAACATTTGTAAAACATTTCATAGCAAGAACCCAACAGATGACAGATTCAGATTTTTCTTTTGATCTACATATAGCTGGATATTGTAACGTAACAGCTGCGATAGATGCAGTACAGTTTAAATTTAACACTGGCAACATAGACGCTGGAGATATTTGTTTATACGGAATTTTATAACAATAGGAGAAAAAAACAATGCCAAGATATCATAATATAAATGGTAACAGAGTACAGTTCACAGCTGAAGAAGAAGCTGCGAGAGATGCTGAAGAACAAGCGTGGGCAGATGCTGCACCTGCTAGAGCTTTAGCTGATCTTAGAGCTAAAAGAAATAGACTTCTTGCTGAGACTGACTACTTAGCTTTATCTGACAATACTCTATCTGATGATATGAAAACATATCGTAAAGATCTTAGAGATTTACCTGCAGGTAAAGATACTGTTGCTAAATGTGAAAACGCTACATGGCCAACTAAACCATAATGGCACGGAAGTTTAAAGATTTTGTACCTAGACCAAAACCTAAAAAACGACCAAGAGTTCATAAGAAAAATAAAAATAAACAAGAGAAGCGTAGCTTCAAAAAATATAATCGACAGGGGAGATAATGGCGACAACTGAGGATACAGTAGCATTACAAAAAGGTGCAATAGCACCAGCTCAAAAAGAACAAACGGGCAGTCAAAAAGCTGTATCGTTAATTGATAGTTTAATTACAAAACCTAGTTTACCTACGGGTACAACTATATCACCACAATTACAGAATGTGGCATCACAGGAATTATTAGCTACTCCAGGTGTATCTGGTACATTAGGATTTACTGCACCTACTACTACTGCTGCACCTACTATAGCTGCACCAGGAACTATGGCAGGAACACAGGTAGCTGCACCGACAGCTGCAAGTGCTGCACAGATGACAGCTGCAACAGTGGCTGGACAAACTCCTACAATGACTGCTGCACAGGGAACTGTATCAGCTCCTATGACTGCAGCTCAAGGTACTATCACATCTGATGCTACAGTAAAAGGTCAATTAGCTGGATTACAAACCGAAGTAGAAACAGCATTAGCATCTGGTAATCCCCTACCAGTATGGGCTAGAGGTGCTGCAAAAGCAACCGAAGCCGCAATGGCTAATAGAGGATTAAGTGCTAGTTCAATGGCAGCTGAAGCATTAGCTGAAGGTATCATGAACTCTGCTATACCTATAGCTGCACAGGATGCTGCTACATACAAGCAGATGATATTTCAAAACCTGTCTAATAATCAGCAGGCAGCTATTACAAATGCACAAGCATATCTTAAAATGGATATGGCTAACCTGTCTAATAGACAGCAAGCTAATCTACAAAATATAAATACAAGACAGAATTTTTTATTATCTGACCAGGCTGCGGCCAATGCTGCATTTCAGTTTAATGCTACAAGTCAGAATCAAGTAAATCAATTTTATAGTAAACTATCTACAACAGTTGCGGACCAAAATGCTGCTAGGGTAGATGCTATGAAAAAATTTGCAGAAGCAGAACAGAGTAAAATTAATGCATTGAATGCACAGAATACTATTGCAGTTAATGAAGCTAACGCTAAGAGAGAAGCAACAGTAAAACAATTTAATGCAACACTAGATAATCAAAGACAACAATTTAATGTAGCAAATCAAAGAACGATTGACCAATCAAATGTTGTCTGGAGAAGAGCAGTTAATACAGCTAATACAACTGCAGTAAATGCTGCTAATCAAGCTAACGCACAGAACTTATTAAATCTTTCTAACTGGGGACTATCTTCAGCATGGCAACAGTGGAGAGATGAAGCATCTTGGGTTAATACTTCTTCAGAAAATACACAGAATAGAAATCATAACTTAGCTATGGCAGCTCTTGAAAGATCTACTACTGTAGAATTACAGGATAAAGCTTCTAAAGATGCTATGTATCAAATGATTGGTAAGTTTGGTTTTGATTTGTTATCAGGTAAATAGGAGAATAAATGATAGGAGATATAGTTAGAGGAGCAGTTAAAGCAGCAGGAGGCTGGGTTGGAAGTTTAATTGGCGGTGAGCCAGGTCGTGTTGTAGGATCAAAATTAACAGAAAGTTTAATGACAAAATTACCAGGAGATGATAGTGGGTTTGAACCAATAGACACATCTGTTCGTCCAATAAGTTTTGGCCGTCAAATGGGATTTGCAAGACCAGGTAGATCTAAGTCTAATGTAAGTATGGCTAAAGTTGTAAATCCTGAATCATTATATGCTGCTTGGGATGCAAGATTTAACAGATATTATTCATCAGCTTATAGAGTTAAAAGAACAATAACATCATTAAAAGCATAAGGAAAAACTATGGACAAATTTAGAGAAGGCGAAGATAATCCATTCGATGCTCCAGTAGCTGGCCAGGGTTTAACTGACGAGCCTGGAAACTATCCTTGGGAACATCCACCACAATTTACAGATCCAGATGAGGCTGCTGATTTTGTGTGGGATAGATTGCATAGACCAGAATTTATGGAGCAAGTAATTGCTATGCTAGATGCAGGTATACCTGTAGAGGCATTAGGTAGAATAGTTATATTCAATGGATTTATGGAAGGTAAGTGGACACCAGATGTTGCATTTATAATTGCAGAACCAATTATGAAAATGATTGCAACTATGGGTTTAACTGCAGGTGTAGAAAAAATTAGAATGTCCATGTCAGATATTACTAACAATGAGCAGATACAATCAA